GCTCCCCGGCGAAGGCCGCCGCGGCCGCTCGCGTTATCTCGTTTCGGTCGACCTCGCTCGGGTCGCCCTACGCGTTCGGAGCGATCTCTCCGGGGAACATCGGACCCGAGACCGCGATCCGCGTCTCCTCGATTTTCGGGGTCGTGCGCTGGATCGCTCAGGCCGTCGCGATCTGCCCTGTGCAGATCATGCGGCAGCGGCCCGACGGACGCCGCGAGAAGGCCGACATCCCGGCCGCCTACACGCTCCGCAAGCGGCCAAACCGCTGGCAGTCGGCGTTCGACTTCTACCTGCTGCAAGCCTACTGGGCGGCCCTCCACGGGAACGGCTACGCGAGGATTCTCTCCGGCGACCGCGGCTGGATGTCGCAGCTCGTGCCCATGCACCCGTCGCGGGTGAAGGTCGAGCAGCTCGACGACTACTCGCTGTCTTACAAGTTCTGGACGGACCGCGGAGTGTGGGAGACGATCCCACAGGAGCAGGTCCTTCACTGGAAGTGGATCAGCGACAACGGAATCGTCGGGCACGCTCCGGCCGAGATGTGCGCGACCTCGATCCGCCTGGCTCAGAAGCTCGACACCGCGGCGACCGCGTTCTGGGACAACTCCGCCCGGCCCGACATGGTCCTCGAGACCGACGAGCGAATCCCCGACGAAGCGGTCGACGCTCTTCGCGAGTCGCTCCACCAGGTCTACGGCGGAGCCGAGAACCGCGGGAAGGCCGCCGTCCTCCCGAAGAAGACGCGACTGAAGCCGATCGACTCAAACTCGATGGAGGCGTCGCAGTTTCAAGAGCTGCGAGACGCGATCCTGCCTGACGTGTGCCGTCACTGGGGCGTCCCTTCGACGCTCCTCGGCGACGCGAAGATGAATAAATATTCGACGGTCGAGCAGGAGCATCTCTCCGCGCAGGTTTGGTGTTTGCTTCCATGGGCTCGCCGCATGGAGTCGCCGATCGACATGGCGCTTCAGCCGGTCTACGGCGAGGACGTATACGCGAAGCTCGACACGCGAGGGATCCTCCGGGCCGACACGGCCGGCCGGGCCGCCCTGTATCAAACGCTCTGGAACCTCGGATCAATCACGCCGAACGAAATAAGAGACAGGGAAGACTTCGAGCTGCTCGACACTCCGGCTGCGAATCAGACCTTCGTCCAGCTCGGCTTCTCGACGCTCGACGCCGCGGCCGCTCAGGCCGGGGCCGCCGGAGGCGAGCCGCTGCCGTCAGTCGCCGAGGACTCGCCGGACGACCAGTCGTCCGAAGGCGAGAGCGTCGACCAGGCCGGCGGGTTCGCTCTCGGCCAGTACGTCTACTTCGACGGCGGCGAGGGAACGATCGAGCACCTGATGACCGACGGCGTCCTCGGTGTCGAAGGGTCGCCCTTCGCGATCTCCGCGTCGCCCGACTCGCCGGCCGCCTCGATTCGCATTCACGAAGGCGGACAGGCGACCGAGTTCACGGTCGGGAAGCGAGTCTCGGACCTGTCGGCGGATCCCATGGACGGAGGCGAGAACAATACCGAAACGCCTTCTCAAGCCGGCGGCCTCCGATTCTCTTCCGGTCAGCCACGCGATCCTGATGGAAAGTTCGCCGGCGGAGGCGGAGGCGGAGGTGGTTCTGTCGGGGCTGGCGGGTCGCCAGGTTCTGGAGCGTCCGGCGATTCGTCGCCGCAGGACGCCGGCATCGCGTCTTCGCAGAAGCAGCGAAAGGAGCGGCTCCGAGACAGGATCGAGGGCACGCAGGCCGAAGCCGATCGCGAGGTCAAGAAGGCCGAGAAGAAGCTCGCGGGCCTGAAGAAGAAGCATGACGAGATCAAGGCGAAGCTCGCCGCGATGGGAGACCCGTCGGCCGTTGCCAAGAAGGCATACGAGGACGGCCTCGCGAAGGCGAGGGACGAGAAGGAGAGCAAGATCGCCGCCGCCCGCCAGAAGTACGAGGCAAAGATGGCCGAGATCGCGAAGAAGTACGGAGGCAAGTGATGGCGTCGATCGACCTCAACCTTGACGCGCAGGAGCAGGACGCGGCAGAGCTGGAAATGCTACTGGCCGACCTTGTTTCCAGTGTGTCCGAGCTGGATCAAATCGAATCAGACCTCGACGCGTTCTCGAAGACGCTCTGACAGGAGTTGATGATGTCGAATCAGATCGAGACCCGCTACCTGGCCCAGGCCGGCGACCCAGACCTCGAGCTGCGGCTGGAGAGCCGCGACGACGGCCGGCCGGTGATCGTCGGAATGGCTCCTCCATGGAATCGCTGGTCGGTCGACCTGGGCGGATTCAAAGAACGCTTCATGCCTGGAGCATTCCGGAAGTGGCTCGACCGCTCGCCGAACGATCCGCGAGGGGCTGCCGACGTGGTCGCGAAATATAACCACATGGATTCCGCCGTCCTCGGCCGGACGACGAACGGCACGCTCCAGATCCAGGAGAACGAGAAGGGGCTCGTGTTCCGAGCGACCCCTCCGGTCGGCACGCCGACGACGGCCGAGGTCCTGCCGCTAATCAGGGAAGGCTATATCTTCGGCTCGTCGTTCGCGTTCTCACTGCCCGACCCGCGAGGCGAGACCTGGGACGAGGATCCCGCCGGCAACGTGACGCGGACGATCACCGACGCGGCGATCTTTGACGTGTCGCCGGTGACCCACGCCGCGTATCCGAACAGTTCCGTCGGCCTTCGGTCCCTGTCGGCCTGGCGCGAAGCCCGAGGGCTCGTCCACCACAGGGCCGAGGGCCGCGGGCTCGTGATATCGCTCGACTACGACCGGACGTTCACCGCGGCCCCTGGCCTCTGGCGTTCGTTCGTCAACATGGCGACGGCCGCCGGGAACCGCGTCGTCTGTATCTCGCGACGCGAGGCGACCGACGAGAACCGCGAGGAGCTGCGGCTCGCGTTCGCGGACCTCGAGGTTGGCGACCTGATCCTCTGCGGGGCCGACACCCAGAAGCGCGACGCGGCCGCCGCGGCCGGGATCGCGGTCGACGTGTGGGTCGACGACTACCCCGAGGGAATCGTGGCGGCCCCGGCCCCGGCGGCTCGATCGTTCAAGGTCTCGACGCTCGCGGGATCGAAGGCTGCCGCCGCGGCCGCCGTCGCCCGAATGCGAATCAACGCCGGCTAACACGAGGACGCTATGCCTTCCGCTCTGACCGTTTCCGGGCTCCTCCGGATCGACTGCGACCTGACGAACACGCTCACCGTCGGGTCCGTGTCGGATGCGTCGGTCGTGCTGGAAAATATCGCCTTCGCGAACGGGACCGGCGCGAGCCAGGCGAATATCTACATCAGGAAGTCGGGCAGCGTCGCCACTTCCGGGACCGATACGACCACGCTGTCGTCGGTGACGGTGCCGACCCAGTCTGGCACGACCTACACCGCGTCGATCGACAAGGTCCGACTGCTCTATGTGAAGAACACAAGCGCGGCCCAGTTCCTCGGGATCATGCTCGCCGACTCGTCGTCGACTCCCTACTGGAGCGCCGAGGTACATCCTGGCGGCGTCCTGCTCTGGTCGGTCGGTGTGTCGAATGTCGAGGGCTCCGCGACGGCGACTCCGATCGACAAGGTGATCGCGTATTCAATCTCCGGCAACACGCTGGCGGCCACCTACGACATGGTCCTCGTCGGGACGAAGACATGAGCCTATGCACGACCTGCGGCGGCCGCTGCCGCGTCGAGTCGAGCAAGCGGGCCGGCGACCGCCAGGTCCGATATGTCGAGTGTCAGACCTGCCGGCAACGTCGCCGCCAGGTCGTGCCGGCCGATCAAGTCTGGAGGCGGAAGCGATGAGCATCACGACCGTTCCGATCACCGAGGCCGTCGACCAGCCGGGCCTCCTCGACAAGATCACGACCTACATCGCGTCCGCGAAAGTCGCGGCCGCCGACGGCCTGACCTGGTCGGAGTTCGGCGAGCTGCTCCTCGCGCTCCTCCGGCTTGTCGTCTCGGCCCTCGACTCCGTGGCGACGCTCTCCGGGCGGGAAAAGAAGTTCATGGCGATCGACGCGGTCGCCCGGCTCTTCGACGCCGTCGCCGACTACGCGGTCCCGGTGACGCTCTACCCGATCTGGCTCGTGGCCCGCCCGGCCGTCCGGTCGCTGGTCCTGGCTCTCGCGGGCGGCGTGATCGAGCAGCTCCTTCCACTCGTGAGGCTCGCCCGATGATCGTCGCCCTCCTGATCGCCGCCGCGGCTTATGCGTTCGCCGGCGACAAGTTGAACAAGTACGTCGGCGACGTGTCGCTGCCGACCCTCGAACGGCGACACGTCGTCGGGGCTGCCCTGCTCGCGGCG